TTTGTGCAAACTCTTCACGAAGTTCTGCGGTGACTTGGTCGCGATTCTCTTGAATTTTCTCTGCAAAGGCAGACTCAATAACAGATCTTGTATCTTCTGTCATTACTCCTGCTTCTACTAATTGTTTGAATGCGTCCATCTTTTTCTCCTTGGGCTTTATTTTAGACCTTTAATAATATTCAAGAGACTCTCTTGAAGATACTTCTGGGCCTTTGGATCTTCTTTTACTTCTTGTGCTACTGTGAATGCCCTCATTCCTCCACGAGCATTCATTAAATGTTCGTAGACTGGAGTAGGATAAGCACCAGGAGCGCTCGGTTGAGCTACCACGTCCACAGTAATAATCTCAAAATCAGATACATGGCCATTCATGTCGTTAACGTTTCCGCTACCACGACTGCTAACGCCAAGTTTTACTCCGCTTTCAAGCATTGTACGAACTAGGTTTCCCATCGGTGTTGGAAGGATTTTCATCTTTCCATAACCATTAGGACCTTCCATCCACATCTGAGTGATCATATGGGATACACGGTCTAAATTTACTTTTAAATCATCTGGATGATCTACTTCGCCTAACACACTGTAACCGTTTTGTAATTGCTCGTTTAGTGTTTTCACAGCACGTTCAATTTCATCTACAGGATAGACTCGTTGATTAGCGTTGCGAATACCACCTTGGATGGCAATGCCTTTCAAGTGAAGGCTTTTACCATCTTTGTCATCCGACTCCATTACGATGCCGGATTGATCAAAACTCAGGTGTTCTCTTAGATAGGCTAGTTTCATCTAGTTGCTCTAATTAATTAGCTGGCTTTAAGAATTGCTTAACAGCGCCAACACTGGTTTGACCAGCTTTGTCGCCTGTGCCAGAACCTACTGGACCTGGAGTCTTGTTGTTACCTGGATATCCAGAACCAACTTTGCTTAGATTCTTAACGCCCATTTTTCCACCAGGAACATTTCCGTTACCAGTTTTCATAGCTTGTGCGTTCTTGACTAAACCACCAGTTTTACCTGTTGGGCTTGTACCTGTGTTGTTACCTTCGCCTGTGTCTCCTCTAGCAATATTGCCAGCGGTAGCACCTGTTGTAGGCTTACCTTTACCAGAACTTACTGGACTTTTGCCAGCTACTGGCTTGCTTTGTGTTTCACCCGAACCGGCACCGGCATAGTCACCGTCGGTTTTTTGGCTGTTCTTTTCCCAGTCGTTACCAACTTTCTCAACGTATTCACGTGTCATGCGACGGCCTTCATGCATACCCATCATCATGCCTTCGTCTTCGTCGCCCATTCCCGGCTCTTCTTCGTCGCTGCCAAAGCCACCATGTGATTCTTCACCACCGTGGGCCATTTCTAGTTCAGCAAATGCTGCTTCAAGTTCTTCGATAGCGTTCTTGATGTCCATGATTGCGGAATCTTCGTCACCTTCACCACCTTCTTCATCATCGCCCATGTCGCCCATTCCAACGTCACTGCCTAGGTCGTCGGCTGGGTCACCGCCCATGGTATCTTTTTCTTCGTCGCCATCCATCATGTAAGAATCTTCTAGGTCCATGTTTTCTTCAACAGACTCATCATCTTCTTCTTCGGCTTCGTCCATGGATTCATCATCTTCTTCCGAAGCTTCGTCCATTTCTTCTTCTTCTTCCTCATCGATGAGGTTTTCGTAAATGCTTCTAGATTGTTCTACAACGATTTCGTGGAAAAGTTCATTGGCTTTATCCATTTCTTCGTTAACTAGTAGATCTAACAATTGTTCAAATTTGGTAGACATTGCGTATTTCTCCTAAAATTAGTTGCGGCAAGGCTGTGTTGTATTTACAACCTTCGTGTAATACCGATATGAAATAGGCCTAAAACGAGCCGTTTTGACCAAAATGATGATAATTTTTAATCTGTTTCTGACAAAAATATTTAGTTTCTGTCAAAAAAAAGTTAAACTATCAGTTTATGCAACTGCTGCGTCCGGTGGCGGAGCAGCATACATTTTCTTAATTAACACTAACTCTTTCTGTTTTTCTTTATCGTGCGATTCGGCAGCACGACGTATATTGTTGATCATTCCTAGTGTTAATCGAGTTTTACGCAGGTCAGTTTTCTTTAATATGCCAGTATCATTTTTACTGAGATACCTATTGTCATCCTGAAGATCTGCGTGATCACGATCAAAATAAATGAATTCTTTTAACAACATAATATTATATTTATGCTGTTGGCGCCGGAGCACCAGGAGCAGCACCTTCTGGAGCAGCAGCACCCGGAGCAGCACCTGCTTCACCTTCCGGTGGCGGCGGAGGACTGCTCAATGAACTGATGTCTCCTGACATGTTATTAGCAGTAATACCTGCGCTGCGTAATTCCCCACTGGCATTAACTGTATCTTCATCATCGATGTTTTCTTCTTTCCACTGACTTTCGTTCTGTGCTATTTCTTCCCTAGTTAGCCCTAAGAAGCGTTCCATGGCAAATCGTTTACTAACCCACGGTATTGCCATCATGGTATTAAAAGTATTGACCCGGGCAGTATCCATTTCGCTTTGACGATAACTGGCAAAGTTCTGCGGAGGATTGAATTTTAAATCAAATATGTTGCTATCAACATTGATACCGTTGCTGTGTAGATACATCTTGAACTCTGTATCAAACGGCTCATTGATTAAACTTTGTAGGCGTTCACAATACTTGTTAAATCTTAACTCTTGTATGTATGCTGTTCCAACACGTCCATCATTGAAGTTACTTCCTCCGTCGTCAGAGCCGGTAGGTAGATAAGAACTAGGTATACGTAGAGCACGAAACAACTTATTGGTAAAATACTTAAGATCATCAATTTCTCCTAAATTTTGCCCGCCTTGTAGTATTTCTACTTTACTTCCTCGCCCTTCTGCTGTCTGAGGAAAGAAGTAATCTTCATTGATACTCAAAGGATTATATCCAGCATCTACTACACTTTGACCACCACCTGTTGTACTAGGAATACGTCGCTGATTAACTTCGTTTTTTACACGCTCAACAAAACTCATGGCCAAGTGACTAGGCATGTTACCTACATCTATATAGAACACACGACGTTCCGGAGCACGTTGTATACGGTAGATCAAGATAGCATCTTCTAGTAATTCTTTTTGTTTGAATACCTTGAAGATACCTTCCATCAAACTGTTGCCAAACGGAAAGTTATTATCTAATCCTTCGCTCATGCTGATGTGAATCACATGACGTGCATCGATAGCATATTGGTTTTGATTCTGTCCAAATCTGCTGCTGTTGGTACTGGTTGGAAAACTACCTACCATTCCTCTACTGCCGCCGGCACCGCCTTGTCCACTGCCATAACTGCCGCCAAATTGACTACCGCCGCCCTGCTGGTTGCTGGGCTGTATGGCAGTTGTGGCCAGTGCTTCAAAATTGGGATTGAAGTCACGGATCATGTATTGCTCAGGCTTCTTGCCTTCGCTTTCATTCACAATGATCTTGTCAACTTTGGCAGGGTCTACATATAACCATTTTTGTGTTTCTGGATCACGCACAAAGAAACTGTCGCCGTATTTGAAAGCATTTCGGACAATTTTAAAAATCCGTACTGGAAATTTATTTGCCTTACACCACTGCTGTAGATATTTTTTGATGATCTTTATTTCAGTACCATTGGCTTGTTCTTTGAATTTGATTGTAAAAGGAGTTCCGTTTTCATCGTTTAGTTGAGTACAGAATTCTGCCAATATATCAAACGCAGCATTGACTTCGCTGTCGCTATCCATGGTATCGTATTGTCCATAGCGCTCTAACCGATTTGGGTGACCGGCATAGACATCTGGTAGATAACTGCTGTAGTTTGTTCTACTAGGATTGTTGCCCAACCCGGACATCATGCTTCCGCTCACCGGACTTAATTTACCCGATGTATTAACAGGAGTGAAATATTTTTTCCATCCGGCCATATTATATTTCTCCGTTACTGTGTTGTTTATTATTCATTTGTGCATTTCCTAATTAAGCGAATGCATTACCGTTAAGACTTTTAGTAGCCTCGTGAGTTTTCTTGGTATTGTCTGCTGTATCCTTGATATATCTCAATAGATCTTTCATCGTAGTATTTAAGGAAACTAGCTCAGTATGTGTTTTTTCTTCCAGGCTAGGTCCTTTATCGCCGAACAGGCCAGCAGATAATTTTTTAGCCCCTTCTGACAGAGGAGGCAAATCTGCTGTTTCTTTCTTGACTGAAGATGCTGTTAGGGCCATTTTAAATATACTATCAAATGCCGTTGATCCGGGTAGAGCATCTTGTCGTGGGCCTAAATTAACAGTTGCTAGTTTGTCACTTACTGAACCAAGTTTATTAGCAGCTTCTAATAGAGTAGAAGTTGCCTCAGTAAATTCCGGTGACCCTGGTCCGGATCCTTCTTTGGCTTCATCGCCTCCGCCAAATAAACTTCCAACAAATCCTGCTATTCCGCCAATAACATCGCCAATCATGCCCAGTATATTGGTAAGTTTATCTACCACAAATGATATAGCAGCCGATATGCCATCAAACACAGATGATACCAAATCACCAATCATTCTAAATGGTGCTGACATTATATCCCATACTATACCAAACGCACCGGAGATACTGTCTACTATTCCGCTGAATACTCCGGCAATACCATCAAACACAGATGATACTAAATCACCAATCATGGTAAATGGCGCTGATATCGCATCCCATACTATACCAAATACACCTGAGATAATGTCAACCATTCCACCAAATACTCCAGTAATACCATCTACAACCGATGATACTAAATCACCAATCATGGTAAATGGTGATGATATAATATCCCATACTGTACCAAATATTCCTGAGATACTGTCCACCATTCCACCAAATACTCCAGTGATACCATCTACAACCGATGATACTAAATCACCAACCATAGTAAACGGAGATGATATCGCACCCCATACTGTACCAAATGCTCCAGATATAATGTCTACCATGCCACCAAATACACTAGTGATACCATCCACAACCGATGATACTAAATCCCCGATCATGGTAAATGGTGCTGATATCACCGTCCATACTGAACCAAATGCGCCGGATATACCATCTACCATGCCACCAAATATACCGGCAACAGCATCTGCTACACCCGATACTAGATTACCAATTGAAGTAAATGGTGCTGATATCGCATCTCCTATCTTGCCAAATAAGCCAGTAATACCATCTACCATGCTGCCAAATACACCTGTGATACTATCTACAGCCGATGATACTAGATTGCCTATCTGTTTGAAAGGCCAGGATATAATATTCCACATGGTACCAAATATGCCTGTAACAATGTTTACTAGCCCTCCTAGTATACTGGCCACGACATTGACTGTGCCCGATACTAGATTACCTAACTGCTTGAAAGGCCAGGATATGATATTCCATACAGCACCAAATATACTTGTAACCGTGTTTAGCATTCCGCCAAATAGTCCAGTTGTAGAATCACCAGTACCTGATATTAGATTACCTAATTGTTTAAACGGCCATGATATTATATTCCATACCGTGCCAAATATAGCAGAAATACCATCTACGATTCCGCCTAAAATTCCTGTTACGATATTAATAGTACCCGATACTAGATTACCCAGTTGTTTAAAAGGCCATGATACGATATTCCACACTAGACCAAATATACCTGTGATGATATCTACCATTCCTCCTAGAATAGTAGCAATAACACTTACTGTACCCGATATTAAATTACCTAACTGCTTGAAAGGCCACGACACCACGTTCCATAAGATACCAAATAATCCTGTTACTATATCTACCATTCCTCCTAGAATAGTAGCAATAACACTTACTGTACCCGATACTAGATTACCCAGTTGTTTAAAAGGCCATGATACGATATTCCACACTAGACCAAATATACCTGTGATGATATCTACCATTCCTCCTAGTATACTGGTCACAACATCAACAGTGCCTGATATTAAATTACCTAACTGCTTGAAAGGCCATGATACGATATTCCACATGGTACCAAATATACCTGTGACAATGTTTACTAGTCCTCCTAGTATACTGGTCACAACATCAACAGTACCCGATATTAAATTACCTATCATTTTAAAAGGCCATGATATGATATCCCATACAGTTCCAAATACTTTTTTAACAGTATCTATCAAGCCTGATACTACATCGCCTACAAACCCAAATACGGTTCCGACTATTTTTCCAAATCCTTCAAATGCTTCCGACATACCGGGTATGGCAAAAGTTGGAAACTCTTTGAGTCCCTTGGCCAGTAACCATATAGCACCACCAAGCAATCCTATGGCTACAGCAGTTATGCCTATGAAAGGAGCGATCTCAACCAATGCTGCTGCGCCAATTGACAGTGCTGTCAATACCACAGACCCTATCAGTACATCTCCCCAGTTAACACCGGTAAACTCTTTAAATGCTTTACCTGCTACCATCATGGCACCGCCTAGCAATCCAACAGCAACAATACCCAGTAACACTTGAGGATTACCCATTTTTTTCAAACCTTCGGCCAAGCTGCCCAGCACTCCGCCCAATATACCGCCGCCGGGTGGTGCAGCAGCAGCACCCGGTACTACCGAGGCAGCAGGACTTCCTCCTAAATTAACAAAGTTTCTAGCAGCGGTAAGAGCACCGCCGCCTGATTCTCTAGCCAGGTCTCTTGCTACTTTGGCTCTTTCAAAAGTTTCAAGAGCTAGTAACCATGCTTTATATCCCATTACTGCGACACTTAATCCTATAAACAACGGACCTAGGTATGTCAACACAGGAGTTAGAACACTTATGATTGGAGATATCAATTTCATGATAGCCAGGCCAAATTCTTTAAGTTGAATTTCTGCTTTGGCCATTGTGGCTGCTTGACTTGCTTGTTGAGTTTTTTGATTATCTGTTGCCTTGGCAAGATTCTTAGCAGTTCCTTCTGCTGTATTATTACCACTTTTTTCTAATTGAATACCGGCTAAAAGAGCACTATTAGCAACCTGATTGCCACCCATGGCCACAGCACTAAATGCAGTTTCAGCACCTTTTGCAGATCTATATACTCCTTCATTGAATACACCAATACCTTTTTCAGTATCTGCCATTGTGCCATGTACATCACGAACAGAATTTCCTAACGTTTCTATACCATTATAGGCGTAGGGTAGCATGCCAGCAAATTGTTGTGCTTCTTTAGTAATAGGAGGAAAACCAGCCACGTTGGCCATTAATGCGTCTGCAGCTCCTACTACTCCAGAATTTGCAGCTGCTGTTCTAGCAATTTCCGCTCTAGCTTTTTGATCTTCTGTCATGTTAGCTAATGCTCGTTGATAAGCACCATTAAGAGCAGCTTTCTTTTGTTCTTCTTCTTGTTGTTTTCTACTAATACCACTAAATTGTGTTAACTTATCCAACTCTGTTAGATACTCAGACGTGGCTGCAGTAATAGACTGAGTATTTTTCATTTCTTCTTTTGAGCGGCCACCCGTTGTTGCTATATAACTTAACATACCCTGATTAACATCTTCGGTAGTATATCCCAGTGCTAACAGATTTTCACCTGCTTGACTAGTTAATAAACTATTGCTCATAGCAGCAAATGCTCTAGCACCATCATCAACAGTACCGCCCATTCTGCCTAAAACTTGACTGTTGTTTTTAACTAGATTTCCAAATGTTTGTAAATCCACAAAAGTGCCCTGTGCCGCTAATCGCATGTCTGTTAGACTGCCACCAAAGTTAGCACCAGCACTTGACATAGTTTGATATGTCTTCATATTGGTTTCTTGGAATGCTGCTAGTGCGGAAAATCCTTGTGCCACAAGTCCCAACGGCCCTGGCAAGAGTTTAAATGCGTCCAATACACCACTTACAGTTGCATTACCCGATGCTAATAGTCGGGTACTGTCAATTAATCCAGCAAATGATGTATCTACAAGTCGATTATGCTCTTTTAGATTATTTTGAGAAACAGTTAATTGCTGCGTAGATACTGTAACCTGTTGGAGGCCGGCAGAACTTGCAACAGCAGCAGCCTCCAAACCGGCTAAAATATCTCGGTCAACACCTGCGTTAGCAGCAATTTCTCTTAATACTGCTGAATCTATATTAGCAGTATTCAGTAGTGCTTTTAATGTGGCCTCCGTGGCTGCGTTGTTCAGCCGAACATCTTTGGTGTTACTCTGTGGATCGCCTATTATTTGACCTGTTACGTCTGCCATTGTTTTTCCGTGATTCTATACGTATATAAATACATTGAATAAGATGCCCTGTTATCTTTATAAGTTATTTATTCGGAGACAAATACTATGAGTTCAACTGCAAATCCGCTGTCCATGTACATGCGCCAACCAAAAATCTATATTAGATTACCTAGTAATGGATCATTTTGGCCGCAAGATAGTTTGGAAATTTCAGAATCTGGAGAGTATCCAGTATATTCAATGACAGCCAAAGATGAATTGATGTTAAAAGTACCCGACGCACTCATGAATGGACAAGCAGTAGTAGACGTTATACAGCACTGCGTACCCAACATCAAAAATGCGTGGAATACTCCAAACATTGACCTTGACATGATTTTAATCGCCATTCGCTTGGCCACCTACGGAGAATTAATGACAACTCCAATTAAATTTGGTGAAGATCTAGAATTAGAATATCAAGTTGATCTACGTATGGTCATGGATAGTTTAATGAATCAGATTACCTGGACTGACACAGTACCAGTAAATGAAGAATTAACGGTATTTGTTCGACCACTTACCTATCGTCAGATCAGTTCAGCAGCCATCAAGACTTTTGAAACACAGAAACTTATGCAGATGGTCAACAACAAAGAAATCACCGATGATGATAAAGTTAAAATGTTCCAAGAAAGTTTTAAAACTTTAAGTGATGCTACATTAAGCACCATCAGCGACAGTATCAGCAGGGTTGACAGCATCCACGGTAGCACAGATGATCCTAAGTTTATCAAAGAGTTTGTGGAAAACATTGACAAAGATATTTTTAACAGTATTCAGAAACATCTAGAAATGTTAAGAGATGCCAATGCTGTCAAACCCATGATAGTAGCAGTAACAGACGAAATGAAGGAAAAAGGTGTAAAAGGTGAAACTGTAGAAGTTCCTATTACTTTTGATCCATCAACTTTTTTCGTCTAAGGCTTTTGATTCTTGATATAGCAGGAATTGAACAGGCTGTTAAAGACTACGAACTAGAATCAAAAGCCTTAAAAGACGAATTATTTAGAATCTGTTGGTACATGCGCGGTAGCATCAGCTACACTGAAAGTCTAATGCTCAGCTACGAAGAAAGAGAAATAATATCAAAGATTATTGAAAAGAATCTTGAGATAACCAAAGACAGCGGAGTTCCGTTCTTTTAAATTATCATGCCTAGGAAGTTGCTGTGGAATTCGGCAACAATTTTCTTTTTCAGCTTCTTACGCTCTGAAACTTGTAGATTGCGTTTGGCATTGTCTGCGCTGATAAATTTCTTACCACCAACAGCTTGAATGTTGTTATATCTATCTGCTTGAGGATTTGGTTCTTGTAGTGGACCGCTGGCAACAAACCATTCTTTTCCAGGTTCGCCTGTGTATTGGAATGTATTTTGCCCAGATCTAACTATATCACCTTTTTGTCTATTACCTGGAGCACTTTGAGGTTTTCCTGCCTGTGTATCATAACTGGTACCACCTGTATTTGTTCCTGCCGGCGCTTCAGGAGCAGGATTTGTTCCAGCAGCCGGTGCTGCGGCAGCAGTTGGATCTGTTGTTCCTGCAGGTGCTGCGGCAGCGGCCGGCACTGCTGCGTTTGTTCCACCTGTTGTTGTAGTACCGGTAGCAGTAGTAGTGGTTGTTCCGCCTGCTGATCCTGGATTGCCTGAAGGATCAACTACAGATTTTCCTCTTTGATAAGCCTTCTCTCCTCTGTTCCATGCCCCGGCAATTCCTCCAAGTGTACCGCCAATAACATCGCCGGCTCCTTGAGCAAATCGTGCTGCTTTTGCAGCAATTCTTTTTCCGAGACTTATTTCGTCAAGTTGTTCTTCACTGAGTAATTCATTTATACGCATGAGAGTAATTTCCTTATCATCTTTTATTTATATTATATAATGAGCTAACGCTCATTTGCTCTTTCGTTCGCACTCAGAGCATTTTACTTCGTCTATGAGACGAATTAATATTATCCAGATTCCTTGGTCACACTTCGCCCGCTCAAGGGCGAAAAAAGACATTATCCGAGTTCGAACAGTCACACAGCGTTGGAGCATTACAGTGGCGGTTGTCCGGTACCACGAGCTCCGTCTTCATACAACGGCAGTTTACAAATATACGCTATCATATTGTAAACCCAGGGTTTTTCTCCCTTCTTTTTGCCTATACATTCATCTTCAAACAACTAAATCGCAGGTCTTGGTAGCGATCTTCATCCTTTCGGGTAGTAGTTGAGCACTCTTATCGGCAAGAGATTTCCCTCCCTGTGATCCAAAATCCAGGTTTCCGGGCGCATGAAATTAGCCTGCGCGAGCTTTTACCGATTAACTGAGCCTAGGGTTTTTTAATTATGTGGGAGCCATGGACACGGACTGAGATCTGTCCGTTATAATATTCGTTTGATTCCAATACTTTGCGGTCGAATTGTTCACGGGCCTCAATGTATGATGTTTCTGCTTTACTACGACAGTAGTGTAATATCTCTCTTGTGAAATTTTCTTTGCCTAATTTTTCTATGTCTGCGGTAAGTTCCGCACTGGACCCGTAATATTCCTGCCAGTCACTATCTATTTTGCTTCTAATTTTCTTTTTCTTTTTTGTGCCGTTCTTCAACTTTACAGTCTTGTAGGCGGTTCGACTAAATTTTGCTAATTTTTTACCAACGTAGAGTCTGCCAGAAATGTTGCATGAGATGAGATAAACAAACCCCACACAATCTTCAGGCAGTTCTGTAACTATAGAACCTTTATGGTACCAAGTCATTGATTACTTTGCTGTCTTGGCTTCCTTGCGAGCATTCTTCTCAGCAGTGATTTCATTACGTCGGGCCTTGACAGCCTTGGCTAACTCACCTAATGCCTTGCGAGCGCGAGTTCCAGCAGCAGCATTGCCTGCTTCAAATTTCGCATCCTCTTTTAAGAAGTCATCCATTTGATCTTTAATTTGTTGTGTTGATGTTGTCATTTTTAAGTACCTCGTCCTTTCTTGGTCTGCCTATACGGCTTCGTTTGATTTTAACTTCTTTAGTCCTGGGTCTACCTCGACCCGGGCCTGCTTTTTTAATTTTAATGAGTTCTTCTCTCTTACGGCGTTTTCCTTCTTTCAGATTAGCTTGATGCTCTTTAAAAACTTCAAGACTTAATCTACGTAACTCTTTTTCCAGTACCAGCATACTGGTAAGAGACCGCCTAACGTTCACTCCGGATTCTTTACCTAGAGTCCTAAGGAATGCGTAATGATAGTTATGCACTATCACAGCATGATCTATATATTTTGAATATAATTCTTTATATCTATCGTATTTTTCAGTCGACATAGTCTACATCGTTGCTGTAGGAGGTAAAACCATTTTCTTTGATTACTCGAAGCACATTGTTTACCCTGCCCACTAGCTCGTCCTTGTGTGATATCAAGTATATATTCTTATTGCGTTCTCTGGCCATCTTCTTTAGAACCGCCAGGGCACTTTCCACACCCGCAGCATCCATTCCGGCATCGACCAGTTCGTCAATAAACAATAAATTGATATGCTGATACAATCCTTCCCAAACATCTCGGAAAGCAAAACTCATACTCAGTATCAATCTGTTGCGTTCACCTCGACTTAGATTATCAAAATCTAGGTCTTGTCCCAGCTGTGTGATCTCAACAGTAAGGTCGTTTTGGAATACAACCTGGTGAGGTAATCCAAGTTTGTCAATATAGTAGGTCAGCCGCTTGTTGAGATAATTTAAATTCTGATCAATTATCTTTTTACGGATGAAACTATCTTTGTTGGTTAATAGTTTGTGCAAGAACTCTTGATGATCTTTGAGTTTGGTCAAAGAATTAATAGTATCCCAATTAACTTCTTGTATGGCTGTCTTTTTCAGTTCCTGTACCTGTTCTTGGTAAGGATTTAATTCGTCAATCCTAGAGGTTAGATTGCGTTCAAGTCCATCCAAGTTGTTCTTGTGTCCTAATGCCTCTGCTTCGGTGTCATAAAACGTCAACGGTTTGTGTGGTGTATCCCCGTTGCCAATCTCATCCAAGATCTTTTGTAAGTCTTGAGATATTTTATCAAAATATTTCAAAGCTTCGTCTAGCTGTGCCTGAGCCAGCGCAGACATTTCTTCATGCTTATGATCGTGAAGTTCCTGTTCGCAAGCATGACATGTTTTATTTGCAAGACTTGCCAGTTCCTTCTCATACTTCTTAACACTTCTTTCAGCATGTCCTAGTGCGGAATCTAAAGTTGCTCGTTGCTTTTGTAAGTTTTGAACTCGGGTATTGTGCTCAAGCCATATCTTAAGTTGCTGATGTGCTCGTAATTCTGCTTCAATATCAACAGTTTCAAGCCGCATCATGGCACGACCAATATTTTCTATATCTGTGGTCTTCTTTGTTTCCCACGCACTACTCTTTATCTCAAGACTATCAATACTTTTCTGTACATTTTCGTTGGCAATCTTAACGCCGCCGATCCTGAATTCTTCTACCTGTATAGAATCTTTGGTTTCTTTGATCTGCGACTTGAGTACTTCTGCTTTTTCGCTCAGCTGAGTGATACCCAGAAGTTGTTCAATAACTTCTCGTTGATCAGCAGCCTTCATTGACAAAAATGGCTCTGTATAGGTGTTTAACGCAACCAGATGCTTGAACATGGTATGGCTCATCTCTAGCATTTGCTCAATGGCCTTCTGTGTTTCTCTGCTGTCTCCTTGGCTATCGTCTTCGGATTCTTCAGTTTTTAACTGGTTATCATTGACAAATAGCTTGAGTACATTGGGCTTACGTCCCCTTTCAATACGGTAATTAACACCACTTTTTTCAAATTCTACAGTAACCAACATGGCTTTGCCATTGATCTTGTTGATCAAGTTTTCTTTGCGTATGTTTGTGAGAGCCTGCCCATACAAAGCGTAACTCAACGCATTGATAATGGTAGTTTTACCCGTGCCGTTACGCGATCCAGTGTCATCTCCACCCAGGTCGAGGTTAGATCCTAGCACCAATGTCAGTGCCTGTTTCTTAAAGTCCACTGCTTGAGTCTGGTTACCCACACTCATAAAGTTTCGTACAGTTAAATTTTTAATTAGAAAGGTCATAGATTGTTATAAATTTCTAACAAGGTAGCGACATCAAAGTTTCCTGAATCAATATTAACCAGCTGTTCCGTAACAATCTGATCAACACTTTCAAATCTAGCATCGGTGTTTTCATCCACTGACCCCTCTAGATTGTTTTTATCCTGTACTAGACTGATTTCTCGTATGTCATGCTCGGCAATAAATGTTTCTTTGATAAAGTTTGCTTCCTCAAAGCTGATATCAATATCAAGATTGACTCTGAAATGCATTTTGCTTTTCATTACATCGTCTTTGCGATCAATAAGATCACTTAATTTAATGGTACGATACTTGGGACAGTTGGGCCAGTCGATAAATTCAGGATCGCCACCCCATTCTAATGTCATCATACCTCTAGCATCGTCCCACGAATCACTGTAATTGTGGGGAAACGCATTACCGATGTAGATCACCTTGTTGTTTTCTTGTCGTTTATGGAAGTGTCCACTGAATATATAGTCTGGACCGTTAAAATCCTCTGCTCTAAGTTCACCGTGATCGGGCATTTGTACCATAGCGTTCATAAAGAACTTGGGTAATTCGAAGTGACCAAATACATATTTGCTCTTAATGTCTTTCATAGACTTCCACTCATCGCCTATTAGCCAAGGTACAAGTGTGACATCATCCCGGGTCCATATACTGTCTACAACAGTGACGCCTGGAATGTGCCGACCAAAAGCACTCGAATGAATGTCACGCTTGTCTTTGTAGAACAGATCGTGGTTGCCCGGAAACCAAAAAAACTGTTCAAATGCCGCGCCTAGTTTTTCAAGGCAGCGTAAACTGCTGTCTAGTGTGAATAAGTTTAGACTGTTACGATTATGACTCCAGTCACCCAAGAAGATCGCAGTTTCACACCCTGCGGTCTTGGCTTCTTGAATAAACCAGTCTACGAATTCTTCACAATCTCTTAAATGCGTTATACTATTAGATTTTAGACCGAAGTGAATATCGGTGAAACACGCTACCTTCTTAAACAATGGCATTAATTATTCTCCTACAACGAGTGTAGCAGATGCTAGATAGTAGGTCAATCTTCAATATTACCGTCTTCTATTTCTTCTTCTTCGGATATTTCTTCACTCTTGGGCATACGCATATTTTTGTATAGTTCGGCCTGTCTAGCAATTTCGCTAGCATACTCTTGACTATTTTGTCTGGTAAGACTAGGAGTAAGACCCGCTTCTTCTAACAGATCATCACGTATGTTTTGACTCTTCTTTTCTAAATTTAAAATTCTTGTGAATGAATTGGTTACGGCAGCAGTATAGTAAGCAAAGGGATTCTCTGATTTACTTTCATCAAACTGTAGTCCAATTTGACTTAGTTGTAGGATGGCCTGACCTTTCATTTCGTCCACATAGGTATATCCTCTCCAATTGCTACGCTGGGCATAACGCTCGGACAATTTAATAAACATCTTACCGAGATTCTCGGTAATACGTCCGTGATCCTTACTGAATTTACCAGAGGATACAGATCCTTTCCAATGGCTTTTACCAATACATACCAATTCATCTTGATCGTCAAACTTCCAATGTTGATAAGGAGGAAAGTTTACCTTATCATGACTGTCTGCTGTGGTTTTAGTGGTTTTCTTACGACCCGGTGCTAACGGTATGTGATCAAATGTCATTATCCGGATGATTATATCCGTTTTTGCGATAGTTTTATAATCTGCTGTGCATTCTGACAGTTTGATTTTCTTATCTCCGGACATTCTTGCTGCTGCGAATGCGTGTAGTCCTAGACGTTTGGCCTGGGTTCGTTTGGCGTCGGCAACAGTACGTATGTTAACTTTATCTAGGCTGGTTAGGATAATATCGTATTGGTGATATTCTGGTTTTTCAAAACTGGAATATGAGCATTTGCTTCTGTGTATTTCTGCTAGTAAATCTCGATTATTTAAATATTTTGTTTTTCTTGGCAATAATCCGATAGTCATTAAGGTTTCCTTTTAATTTAGTATAACACACTTATGAAAGATGTCAACCATATTAACTTAGCACATTATTTATCGGTTAAATAACAAATAAAGGATTTTTCTATAATGGTCGATACTTATAAAGTCAATGGCAAACCGGCAACCAAGGCACAATATGATGCTGAGCAAGCACGCCAAACCTCGTTTGTCAACACGGCGCAATCTGCGATTGCCGCAACTGAAAAGATGACCAATCCTACTGTGTTAGGTGAACCTAAAACATCAACGGTTCCATCATATACCCCAGGAGGTGATGCCAAACGAGGATATATTAACAAACCCAAGGTACCCTCGTTCACCCCAGGCGGAGATGCCAAACGAGGATATAGAGATCTTGGCCAGGTACAGCCAGGAGCAGAGCCCCCCAAGGCGGCCGCCGCTACAGAAATATCAGTTACCTCCATGGATCCTAAATTTGATCCACGCAGTCCAGACCTTAGAGTCAAGATAAGAGTCCCTAAAGATTATCTGGTAGATTTAACCAGTGGATCCCCGGCAGGTGAATTAACCAAGCACGGGGGAATAATATTTCCGTATACTCCATCGATTGACTTTGAACACAAAGCTGATTATACAACACAAACTCCTACTCACAATAACTATGCTATTAATTTTTATAAAAATAGCAGTGTCACGGACATCACTATCCAAGGAAAATTCACAGTTGAAAATGATCAAGATGCCATGGTGTACCTGGCAACTGTTCATCTGTTAAGAGCTCTAACCAAGATGAGATTTGGTCCAGATACCAATGCCGGAGCACCGCCACCTGTGTGTAGATTGGATGCTTATGGCGATTTCATGTTAAATAATGTTCCGGTGGCTATTACCAGTTTTAAAAATACCCTGCCGGATTCGGTAGATTTTTATACCCTTGATAAAAGTGGATTCATAACAGGTAACAATCAATATGGAACAGCATTTGTTCCTACACTATCAACTATCGCAGTTACATGTAAACCAATGTACAGTCGAGCAGAAATGCTAGGTACTGGTGTAAACAGATATTTAAGTACAGCCCTAGAAAGAAAGGCAGGATATCTATAATGACAACTTATAATAAATTAAGCCCTTATTATACCACTCCTCAGGTTGATGGGTATTTAGACATCATCAATAATAGAACAATCGCATCGGAAGCAGATGATGTTGTCTTCACAGTGACCAAGAGTTACGAATATAGGCCTGATTTATTATCCCATGATCTTTATAGCGATGTTGGATTGTGGTGGGTGTTTGCCGTAAGGAATCCATCTGTTATTAAAGATCCTGTATTTGATCTAAAAGCCGGTATAAAAATCTATCTTCCCAAGTTAAGTTCTATAAAACATTCGTTAGGAATTTAAAATGGCCGTAACTAGTAGTTCTTCTGATGTAGTTGGTAAAAGCGCCGGTGCTGCTCCGGCTGGCCTAGAACCTGGCACATACCAGGGTGCGCCGGGCAATCAAGATAAAACCAATGTACTATCTCATTATAGATCTTTTAATTACGTATTCACTTTTGCTGCTTTGTCAACATTAGAGGTAAACGAACCATTAAATTACAGAAATAGGACTCTAAATTTGGTTATTATAAAATCGGGCGGTAAGGGACCAAATGCTTTAGGATCTTGGCTCCCGCCTAGTAGTCCCGGTTATTATGATTTGTATATAGAAGATGTTGAGATAAATTCTATCATGGGATTCAGTGAGGCGACCAGTGTTAGCCAACCTACCTCTATTTCTTTTGATGTCATAGAGCCCTACAGCATGAATGGTTTCCTTGAGGCATTACAGGTATCGGCAGTAAAGGCAGGGTATTCAACATATCAAAATGCCAGTTATGTATTAAAAATGGAATTCTTAGGATATTCTGATAGTACAGATCTTGGATCGGCACAAGAAATTCCTAGGTCTACACGATATTTTCCTGTAAAGATAACAGGCATGGAGATCAGCGTAGATCAACGAGGCACAAGATACAAAGTAACAGCCATACCATTTAATGAAGCAGGGTTTGGTATGCCTAGCAAGTTAAAAAAGGCTGTAAAAATATCTGGCGAAAAAGTCAAAGACATCTTGAGTGATTTGGCAAAAAATATAAACAAACAAACTGTACAAGCAGACGATGATGCTAGAGGCGGCCCGTCTCCGGGACATGATGTTTACAGTATATCATTTGACGGCAAGGCCGGCCAGGCAATTGGGCAGGCCAAGGTATCTGAATTCTTGAAAGACAACAGCACATATAAATTTCCAGACCTTAAGAAAGTCGAAAAACCCACAGCATACCAACAGAAGCCAACGCCTAGTCCTGAACAAAATGCCAGCGATCCAAACTCATACAAACCTACCTACATAAAAGATGTCACAGCACAATTTGCTGAAGGAAAAAATATAACTGAATGTATAGCCGCTATCATAAGAGATAGTAAATTTGGCAGACAACTGATAGAAGATTTAGCTCATAATTTCAACGCTGTAGTTGACCAATATGGAAGGGTTGATTATTTTTTAATTAAATTAGAAGTCACCAATCAAACCATAAACAATCCAGATACCAAACGTCCTTATCAAAATTTTAATTTTGTAGTAGCCATGCACAAAATTATGCATAATCGTATTCCTTTATTTGGAAATCAACAGGTCAACGCTAAACAATTAGAGCAATTGGCATTAAGAGAATACAATTATATATACACAGGTAAAAACGTAGATATATTGAATTTTAAATTGAATTTCAATTCTTTATATTTTGAGGCTATTCCTGCTGCCTTGGGAAAAAGTTACGGTCCTGCTGCTAGAGATGTAGCAGGGTATAATAATAAACCCGAACCCAAGTTAGGAGGTGACCCGGATACTCGTTACAAAGAAGGATCGTCAAACTTGGCATTAGAAGCCCCTAAACACAAAGATAGTCAATTAACATCTGTGGATAAGGACTCGGGTGGACAACGACAATCGGATCCGTATGCCTCATTGGCCAAAGGTATGCATCGTGCTATCGTTGATTCTAAAGCCAGTATGCTTGACGGTGATTTAGAGATATTAGGAGATCCATTTTTTATCGTAACAGGCGGAATAGGTAATTATAATGCCGGATCCGGCCCGGTATCTGACGAAGGATCTGCTAATCAAAACTACGGAGAGATCATGATAATGATCAAGTTTCGTAATCCTATTGATATAGACAATTTAGAGCAAGGTGGGCTATTTAGATTTGATCCAGAATTAATCCCCTTCAGCGGAGTATATCGCGTCATTGAAGCAAAGTCAAGTTTTAAAGATGGATTATTCAAACAGACTTTAAAAATTCTTAGAGTTCCTGGTCAGGGTGATGCTGCTACAACACCGTCCTTATTCCAGAAGAAAGATCCACTTGATAATGTATCAAGAGACTCGTCGCCGGTTCCTGTGCCAAGCGGTGGCGGTGGCGGAGGTGGCGGAAGTAATGGTGCCGGCTCTAGCCAAGTAGGAGTTCGTCCGGGCGCATTGAATTTAGTTAATACAGAAAATAGAGGAAATCCTAACCCTACAGATAATTTTACTGCAGCCGAAGGAGGATTAGGAGGTACCCCTGTACCAGGAGACTCACAGGTGAGCGGTGCTTCTGATAATTTAGTGGGTAATACTAGAGGAGCATATCAACCATACGGCGGAGTTGTGCCGGATGCTACTGCTCAATCTGCTCAAGGAATTCCATTACAAGCCAGTGCCGTTGCGGCATTACAAGAACAAACACTAAGTTCCGAAGCATTAGTATATCAGTCGTCAAACACGTTAGGTGATTCTTTTGGAGTCAGCAATGCTGGCGGTAGTGTAAACAGTCAAATAGTAGAAAGATCTAATAATATAATAAATCAGGTTTCTGTTCCTGGATCTGGTATAGGTGTAGGAGCAACGGTTTCTTATACACCGGCAACTCCTGTTACAGATATCATTAGAAGTGGTAATAATGTCACAGCACAGGATATTAGATCTCAAGCAGCTTCCTTGCCTTCCAATGTAGAGTCTATAAGCGCAGCAGCATCAAATGTTGGATTACCTACATTATCGGCAGTGGCCAGCCTGGGGCCAAATTCTGCCGCAGCATTAAACAATTCAATTTTAAATGTTACGTCTGCTGTAACAGTAAATAATGTTAACGCAGCTCTAAATAATGCCAGCTTGACAGTAAACAATCTTGCGTCAAGTTATGTTGCCTCGGTGAATAACATCGGAGCATCTGCTTTAGCAGACGTGAGAAATATAGGAACTCGTTCTGCTGATTTAGTAAACAATATTGGTTCCTCGGCACTAGCAGTCACTCGAGGAACAGCAAATGATCTATTGGCAGTTGGATTACAATTTGGAATCAATCCTGTTCAACTTTCCGGTCTTTCAAATTCATTAAAATCTAAAATGCTTGATCAATTAAATGCCATAGTATCAAAATTACCAGCCGATACCAAAATAGCAGTAGCAAGGGCACAAGGTGTAAATTTTAATTCGTTGACTCTTGACGGAATTGCTAAATTACCTCCCACTCCACCTTATTATATTGCTCCGGACCCAAGACCCGATACAGGTTATATAGATCAAGTAGCAGCAAAAGGCGGTCCGTCTGCTGTGGCAAGATCATATGGAACAAATAATATCGCAGATGTTTCACAAAATCAATTGCCGGCGGATGTAGCACAATCTGTAATTAATTCTACCCCGGCCTATATGGCCAATCCGTTTAGTCCACTACTACAACCTAACGTGCTAAGTGCTGCTATCATAGGTAATAAATTCTTAAATGTAAGATCTCAATTGTCAGCAGTTACGGGAGCAGTAAGTTCAGTCGAGGCCGATCTAAATAAAATAAATGATAAATTTGGTGTGGGTAATAACGTAACCAATTCTGTAGTTTCCAAATTTGGAAGCATCACAAAGAATTTAAGTCCACTAGATAAAATAATGTTGAGGTAACATAGAATGCCATATGAAACAAGATCAAAGAGCCCCTTACCAAGTCCGGGCCCTTTCCTTGCTGAGATAAGAAGTCACCTAGATCCTACCTATATGGGATCACTTGAAGTTTCTTTAATAAAATCTTTACAAAGTCCTATTGAACATCAATCGGAAACTTATGTTGTTAGATATCTAACACCTTTCTACGGTGCTACATCTGTAAGATACGAAGGTAATAACAGCAGTAATTTTAGCGATGTTCAGAAGAGCTATGGAATGTGGATGATTCCACCTGACATTGGCTGCGTTGTTATGGTTATATTCCTCGATGGAGACCCCAATCAAGGATATTGGATCGGCTGTGTTCAGGACACATTCCAAAATCACATGGTGCCCGGCATTGCGGCCACTAAAAGTACATCAATGACGCCGGAACAAATTGAAAGATATGGTACAACAAATCTTCCGGCTGCTGAATTTTTAAAAGCTGTAAACAATCCTGGCAATCCTGACATCGATAAGAATAAAAAACCAGTACACCCATTTGCTGAAAGATTATTAGCACAGGGATTATTATTAGATACAGTAAGAGGAATTACTACCAGTGGTGCTAGACGAGAAACTCCTAGTGCTGTATTTGGAATAAGCACACCTGGACCATTAGATTTAAATGGCCCAAGGAAAAAAATTGGTTACGAAAAAAATGCCGAACCGGGCGAAGGCGATATCATGGCACCAATAAGTCGGCTCGGTGGCAGTACCTTTGTCATGGACGATGGTGATATTACAGGGCAGAACGAACTGGTAAGAATACGCACAAGAACAGGACATCAAATATTACTTCATAACAGCCATGATTTAATCTATATCGCCAATGCTGCTGGCACAGCATGGATAGAGATGTCTAGCGCAGGCAAGTTAGATATATTTGCCACAGACAGTGTCAGCATCCATTCAAAAGCAGATTTTAATTTTAGAGCAGATAGAGATATTAATATAGAAGCAGGCAGAAATATTAATATGCGTGCAATAAAAAATATGGAAACCAATGTTACCGGATATTACTATCTAGTAGTTGATGATTATAGTAAAATAGCTATCAAGAATGATGCTCATCTCAGTGTAGGACAAAATCTTAAAATAATATCAGGACAAGATACCCATATGTCCTCGGCAAAAGATATCTTGGTTACTGCTAATAATGATTTAAATGTTACGTCTGGACAATCGTTCAAGATAGGCACCGGCGGAGATTTCAGTGTAGACACCAACGGAAATATCGTAATGGTTGCTTCGCTCATACATTTAAATGGTCCAGCTGCTTCGGCTCCAACATCGGCAAGTCCTCCTGAGACTCCTCCGTTATTATCAGTCTTTACATTACCTAATAGAGATCCGCTAGTACCGGATAAAAACCCATGGGCCAAGGAAAACAAATACAAGAGTGATGAAATAAAATCAATCATGAATCGTGTACCAACACACGAGCCTTGGGATCAACACGAAAATATTAATCCAGAAAAATTCAGCGCAGCAGCAACAGATGTTACCCTGGCAGATACTCCTGCTGTTCCGGCATCTGGGGTACCGCCATCGGCTGCTAATGGATACAAAGTCGGCGGATTCACACCTGCTGCTCCTCCGAGCTCTCGTGTTGCTGCCGGAGTACCACCAAGTCCTAATGCAGGAATACAGCAATCTGCCAATTCGCCCGAAGTGGTACCGGGCACTTGTTCTACTAATTTTTCTAAGGATATAAATGCTGCAGCAAGTCAACCTGGTATCACTGCTCTGAAAGCCGCTTGTGCAAAATTAGGACTGACAAGTCCTTATGCTGTGGCCAGTATATTAGGAATTGCCGGCGGTGAGAGTCGCTGGACTTGTGTTACTGAAAGTTTTAATTATTCATCGGCCGGCAGACTATTAGAAGTATTTCCTACTTCGTTTAAAGGCGATACTGCCCTGGCACAAAGTTATGTAGGAAATCCTGGAAATAAACTTCCAGAATTCTTATATGGATCGCAAACAGCCAAAGGACAAGGTTTAGGAAATACACAGGCCGGTGATGGTGCTAAATTTATTGGTAGAGGATTTATACAACTTACTGGTAGGGCAAACTACGCAAGATATAGTAATATGTTATATACCAAGGGAATAGTTACCTCGCCTACTGCGTTGGTGGATAAACCTGAATTGTTGGCCGATCTTAATATAGCAGCCGCAGCTAGTGTAGTATATTTCTTAGATAGAGTCAAGGTCGCTCAAACCGATGCTGGTTATTTTGAAGCAGCAGCTAGAGCTGTAGGCTTTAATGTTCCTAATATTCATGCCACTAAATTAGGATTCTATCATTGTTTCCTAGGACAACTTAACAATTCTACTACCTCTGCTACCGGATCTGCGGCTGCTCGAGGTAAGGTAACCGATAGTAGCGGAAAACCTATTTCTGGAGGTTAATAAATACCATTATGCCATACAAGTCAATAGAAATTACCAATGCTGCTGCAGTTTACGAACAACCTGCTAAAACCAGTCACTTCTATAAAGGTTTTAGTAGTCTAGATCCATCAACATCAAATTCTAGATTATATGATTTTGAATTAATCAAGCAAGATATTATCAATCATTTCAATACTAGACGAGGCGAACGATTAATGAATCCTAATTTTGGTACTATTATTTGGGATTTATTAATGGAACCATTTACACAAGAGTTAAAAGACTCGTTAAACAAGGATATAGTTGACATATGTAACTATGATCCTAGGGTAACTCCTACACAGATAAATCTTATTGAATATCCCGCAGGATATATTATAGAACTAACACTTGTCCTAGTAGGAACAGATCGATCAAGCAATATGCGTTTAACTTTTGATCAATCGGTAGGCCTGAGTATACAATAATATACCAGGTTTATTTTGTTAATAAATACGGTATAGAATTAAAATTATGACCATTCCAGCAACCAATAACAAATTACTCATCACAGAAGATTGGAAGAAAATTTATCAATCGTTCCGCAATGCTGATTTTCAAAGTTACGATTTTGAAACCATCCGCAGAATCATGATATCCTATCTTCAAGAAAATTATCCTGAGGATTTTAATGATTTTATTGACAGCAGCGAATACATAGCATTGATTGAATTAATCGCTTTTCTAGGGCAAAACCTAAGTTTCAGGATTGATCTTAATGCTCGTGAAAATTTCTTAGAAACTGCACAACGCAGAGATAGTATTTTAAAACTGGCACAATTAATTAGTTATGTTCCTAAAAGAAATGTTCCTAGCAGCGGTTTATTAAAAATCACATCTCTTTCAACTAGCGAAAATGTACTGGACTCTGCTGGACTTAATCTTGCTAATTCTGTTATATCTTGGAATGATACAACCAATTCAAATTGGTATGAACAATTTGTTACCGTAATGAATTCTTCTATGACAGGTTCTACTGTATTTGGAAAACCAAATGATAGAGCCACCATCGGTGGAATAATTACAGAACAATATAAAATCAACAGTTCAAATCCTGACGTTCCTGTATATACTTTTTCAAAGAATATAAACGGAACATCCATGAGTTTTGAGATTGTACCAGCAACATTTAGCGGAAAGACCTATATATACGAAGATAGTCCAAAGCCCGGTAATACTTTAAATTTATTATATCAAAATGACAACAGAGGTTCCGGCAGCGGAGGTACTGGTTTCTTTGCGTTATTTAAACAGGGTAATCTAGGAGTTTCTAATTTCAGTGTTACCAATCCTGTACCAAATGAAATTGTTGGAATTAACATTAAAAACATCAACGACACAGATGTATGGTTATGGCAATTAAATCCCGATGGAACCTATCCGCTGACCACTTGGACCAAGGTGCCTAACATTGTAGGAAACAATGCTATCTACAATAGTATATCAAAGACCATTCGTGATATATACAGCGTTACATCAAGAGATGCTGATCAGATAGATTTAAATTTCACAGATGGTAGTTTTGGAAATTTGCCTAAAGGCAACTTTTCTTTATATTATAGACAAAGTAATGGATTGGCCTATTCAGTAACCCCTCAAGACATAGGTGGAATTACCATTACAGTTCCGTATGTTAACAAGTCCGGGGAAAATCATAATTTAACTTTGACATTGGGATTGCAGTACATTGTATCAAATAGTGCGGCTCCTGAGTCGAATGCCAGCATACAATCTAAGGCCCCGCAGGCTTACTATACACAGAATAGAATGGTAACAGGAGAAGATTATAATATCGCTCCTCTTACACTAACCACTGATGTTTTAAAAATAAAAAGTATTAATCGAGTATCAAGTGGAGTTAGTAAATATTTTGAATTAAGCGATGTTAGTGGAAAGTATAGTAGTACAAATATATTTGCCACAGATGGTATATTATATAAAGATATACATGAAGAAAATTTTAGCTTTTCTTACTTTAGTAGAAATGAAATTTTTTCAGTTATAAAAAATAAACTTGAACCTATTATTAATTCTCAGTCGTTAAGAGCTTTCTACATAGACAAATATAGAACATCTAGACCTATAGTTCCAAACACCAATCTCGTCACTCCTAATTTTGTATGGAATCTCAGCAACTCGGTCGCAGGCCAGGGCCGCGGATATTTTAATTTCATATCAAGGATCTCAACTGATAATATTTTTAATACTCCTATTCCTGTTTCAATTGGGAACTCAACTAGTATATTCACCAACCCGATGGCATATGCTACACCCGGATCGGTAATTAAATTTGTTCCTCCACTAGGGCCAGATCTAACTCCTCAATATTTCTTACCCAATGGTAAAATTGTTTCTACAAAAACAAATAAGACTAGAGATTACCTATGGTCCACAGTGATACAGGTAATAGGAGATGGGTCAAATCTCGGAACAGGTAATTTAAATGATGGTACAGGTCCGGTTATATTAGGAAATCAAATTGGTACAGGTGCTATTCCTGTAGAGATAATTCCGGCATTTCCTAATACCTTGTCTTATTCTTTTGAAAACGACCTGGTTAATCTTTGCCTTACACAAAGAAATTTTGGTCTACGTCTTGGAACTATTGCCAGAGCCTGGACCATAATTAAAGATAGTGATTTAGATCTATACGGTAACTTTAGTCTTGATAATTCGGCCAGTACTAGTAATGCCAATTTAGATGCCAGTTGGTTGATAGCATTTACCTGGACAGGGTCTGAATATAAAGTTAGATATAGGTTAATTGATTACATATTCCAAAGTGTAAAACAAACCGGATTTTATAAAGATCCATCCGACGTAAATTTTGATTATACAAATAACACAGTAATTAAAGACAAGATAAATGTATTATCTATCAATCCAGTTCCTGGATCAGTAGGAATACCTTTAGATCAGGATTATATCTGGCAGGTAGATAATCCAGTGGTAGAAGTAGATGGTTATGTAAATCCTTCAAAAGTCAAAGTTAGCTTTTATGATAATCAAGATTCTGGAACAGTGGGACAACTTTTAGACCCTGATACATTTATACGTGTGGTCGGGGATATAAAATATGGAACTTATTACGGTACTGTGATGTTTAAAAGAGCATCTGACGGATTGAGATATACCATGGTTGATAGTACTCAGTATCTGGTATTTCTTAATGAAAATGCTGCTAGCTCTTATTTTAATAATCAATTAGATCCTGATTTTTTATATTACTTTACCGAAACGGATGCTGTGAAAAGTGTTAACACAAATGCGTTTGTGTATGAGCCTAATTATTTTGTATATCAGGGTCGTAATGAATTAAATTTTCATTATCTACATAATAGCGGACAAGAACGCAGAATAGATCCTAGCAAGAGTAATATTATCGATGTCTATATGCTAACAGCAGCATATGATACAGCTTTTAGAAATTGGTTGTTAAATGGCGGAACAGGAACAAAACCGTTGACACCAACCAGTCAGTCTTTAGAAAATAACTATTCGAGAAACCTAGAACCTGTTAAAACAATTAGTGACGAAATAGTATATCAACCAGTAGGATATAAAGTTTTGTTTGGTGGAACTGCCGAGGTGAATCTAAGAGCAGCATTTAAGGCCGTAAGAAATAGTGCCACAACTGCTAGTGATAATGAAATTAGATCCACGATACTAACTGCTATTAATAATTTCTTCTCACTAGACAATTGGGATTTTGGACAAACTTTTCACTTTAGTGAACTATCGGCATATGTAATGAATTTAGTTAGCCCTGACATCACCAATTTTGTAATCGTGCCAAGATCAAATAATTTTGGAAGTTTATATGAGATAGCCTGTCAGAACAATGAAATTTTTATTAGCGGAGCAACAGCAGCCGATATCGAAATTATCAATGCTATAACTGCTGCTGAATTGAATACAACATTGATTATTACAGGTACCGGAAATTAATATGCCATCATCTAACATTAGATCAGTTGATTTATTGCCAGTATTTTTAAGAACTGATAAGAATTCAAAATTCTTAGCTGGCACAATTGATCAACTAATAAATCCCGCACAATTAGAAAGATTGGACGGTTACATTGGATCAACTGCCACACCTAATTATAATCCCTCCTCTGACATTTATATTTCAGAATCTATAGATTTAAGAAGTGATTATCAATTATCACCTGCTCTCGTAATCAACGATAGGTTGAATAATATACAAGATGTACAAGGTTTTGATGATTTAATAAATGAAATTTCTATTAAGGGCGGACTTACTAACGATCTAGACAGATTGTTTAGATCTGATTTTTATTCGTATGAGTCTCACATTGATTTAGATAAACTTGTTAATTATCAGAATTATTTTTGGTTACCCCTTGGTCCGGAATTGATTGAGATTGAAACAGATAATCTAGATGTTGATAATGAGATACTTAGCACTTCGACTTATACCACCGATGCTGGAGTAAAACTTTCTAACGGAATGTTAATTACATTTGGAGGATTAGGAGTATCGGAAAAATATCTCAACAAAGAATTTTTTGTAGAAGGAGTAGGCGCATCAATTGTATTAGTTCCGTTTGATAACCTATCTACTCCTGATTCTTTTGCCGTTGATTATACAGATTTCTTTGATGAAAAACCTTTTGATAATTATGGATTTGATAGTGTAAAAAAATCTATTCCTACTGTTGCTGAATATGTGACTATCAATCGTGCCAGCCGAGATTTAAATCCTTGGTCTAGATATAATAGATGGGTACACAAAGATGTTATCGATGCCGCGGCTGCTGCTAATAATTTACCCACTGCTGCTCGCTCTGCTAGTGCTAGAGCACAACGCCCAATTGTAGAATTTAAAGCAGATATAAGATTATTCAATTTTGGTCTATATGGTATACAATCTGTCGAAATACTTGATAACAAAACAACCGATGCTTTTAGTACAATAAATGGATTGACGCTAAACAACGCATCGCCTCTTTTTATAGATAATCAATATGTTCAGCACGGTGATAGAATTATTTTTAATGCTGACACAAATCCTGAGGTTAGAGGAAAAATATATACTGCTAATTTTATTTTCTTAAATGGACTTGAAAGATTGTCATTAGTACCTGCCAATGACCATTATCCAGTTGATATGTCAACTGTAAATGTATTAAAAGGTACTAATAAAGGAACAACCTGGTGGTATGATGGAGTTAAGTGGAATTATTCACAACAACGTACCGCATTAAACCAGGCACCATTATTTGATTTATTTGATACCCACGGAAACAGTTACGCCGATTTAAATTATTATAGATCAAGTTTTATCGGAAATAAAATATTTGGATATAAGATAGGAACAGGTAGTAGCGATCAATATTTAGGATTTCCTCTTGCCTATAGAAGTATCAATTCTGTCAGTGCTTGGTTATTTTCTAATTATTTGGTATCAGACACCATAGTTATATCATTAGATGATTCTACTAGAACTACAATATCTACCAAAATTGCCTATTGTAAAGTTGGCGATCATTATGAGAATGCTTGGAAGAAAGCGGCAGATTATCAAATACCTTTAATCACATCTTCATCGAATACATACTATCAAGAACCTCTTGGATTAACAAATAATCCTTTAAACGGATCTATTCAAGAATTTACAATAAGCGAACTAGGATATCATTTAAACTCTATGATTGATAGAATTCCTGGATATATAGGAGATTTGAGAGACCGAGGGGATTATACAAGATACGGAACAGAATTAATTGCCAATGCCAATCCTATCGCATTTGCACAGATGTTTATAGGAAAGAAAGAACATAGCCTTATCGATGCTATTACAAAAACATCTGATCAATATAATCAATTTAAATTAGCATTCTTAAATGGAATATCAACCAAGTATGACTACCTTGATCCAGTTGAGGCAGTAGATGCGATAATGGTTGATATTAATAAAAATAAGTATTCTGATTCGTCTTTTCACTTATCTGATATGATTGGATATGGAACAGATAAAATAGTTAGGACATGGACAGTTTCAAATTCATCAAATAAAATTTATCCTTTGAATTCTGAGTTCATGTTAGATAAATTAATTCTAAGATCAGTTTTAATTTATTTGAACGGAATACAACTAACACATGGTTATGATTATAAATTCAGACCAGAATTAACATCATTTGAAATTTTAATAGATCTCAATAAAGGAGATACTATCCTGGTTAATGATTATGTTAATACAGAAGGAATATATATTCCACCAACTCCTACAAAACTAGGACTGTATCCAAAATTCCAACCTAAGATTTATCTAGACGATACCTATAATACTCCTACAAATGTAATACAAGGACACGATGGTAGTCTGTTAGTTGCTTTCAATGACTACAGAGATGATATAATTCTCGAATTAGAAAAAAGAATTTATAACAATATCAAGGCTGAATATAGACCTGAGTTATTTGATGTGAACTCTGTCATGCCTGGGGCATTTAGAACAACCCGGTATTCAATTAAAGAAATTAATAGCATACTAGAACATGATCTTTCACGTTGGGCAGGACATTATGGAATTGATTATACAACCAATGATTTGGTCAATGATTCATTTCCACTTACTTGGAATTATACAAAAGCACATAATACCTTGAAAAATATTACCGCATCGGGTTCTGCTCGTGCTGTCTACAAATATTTCTACGATACCGATCGCCCTCATACTCATCCTTGGGAAATGTTAGGATTCTCTGAAGAGCCCAATTGGTGGGAATTGACTTATGGAACAGATTATTCATCAAACAATACTCTGTTATGGACAGATATCGAGTCTGGAAATATTGCCGGTGGAGACACAGCCGGTGTTAATGAATTTTATGCTAGGCCGGGCTTGTCGTTGATACTGCCAGTTAATTCTATAGGCAATCTTGTGGATCCTAGCGTAAGACTTCTTACCAATCTTACACCATACAATATTAGGCAAGGATGGGCAGCCGGCGATCAAGGCCCTCAGGAAACTGCCTGGCGCAGAAGTAGTCATTGGCCGTTCGCTATTCAGAAATTGCTGGCATTAACATCTCCGGCAACTTACGCATCCTTGATGTACGATCCAAGTCGTATTCAGAAGAATATTGCCGGACAATGGACATACGGAACAGATCGGACATTTTTAAAACTTCCCGAGCTTCAAATATATGGAGAAAATAATAAACATGTATTGACCAACGGATATAGTCCATTGATATCTGAAATAGGAAAACAACGAACACAAAATTATCTATACGAGTTAAGACAAGATATAGATTATGTGAGTTATAATCTCTTCCACAAGGTTGGTGGATTTGTAAATAAAAATACTCTACAGATATTAATTGATGCCTATGAGCCCACTACCAATAATCCTAGCACATTGTTGCCACAGGAAAACTACAGACTAAGATTAAATGTCAGCAATCCGGTTAAGTCAGTAGGAGCATCAGGATTTATAATTCAAAAATCAAATGGTAATTATATCATTAAGGGATATGATAAAACAAATCCATATTTTACTTACTATAAATCTATAAGAAATTCTTCAACGCCTGCTATAACAGTGGGAGGTATATCCGAACCCTATGTAGTATGGACTGCCGAGGCCGGAACAGGCGGATCAACAGGATTGACAGATGTAGATGTTACTTCGGCTAGTTCTGCTATAACTGGACATTTCTATCAGAAAGGTCAATTGGTATTCTATGGAAATAGTTTCTATAGAGTTCAAACTGCCCATCGTTCAGGAACAACGTTCAACCCTTCGTATTTTCAGATATTGACCGAAGCACCTACCACCGGTGGTGCTAGAGTACAAATTTCTAATAGATATGAATCTACAGAAAATACAATCCTGTATGGAGCAGCTTTAACAAACATACAGGATGTTTACGATTTAATACTAGGATACGGTCGCTGGTTAGAAAATCAAGGATTTATTTTTGACCAACATAGTAAAGAGCTTGGCACAGTAATTGACTGGAATTTATCTGCTAAAGAATTTTTATTCTGGACAACACAGAATTGGGCAGATAACAGCATCATTACACTAAGTCCTTTTGCTGATCAAATAAAATATAAATTTAATCAATCTGTAGTTGATAATATTTTTAATAGTTTTTATGAATACAGTATTCGCAAAGCCGACGGCAGTATCTATCCCCGAGATAGTTTATCTATAAGTAGGAACGACGGCGTATGTACCGTTGGAACAGTTCCAGGATCCGATGGTATATATTTTGTTAGATTGAATTCTATACAAAAAGAACATGCTATGATTTTTGATAACAACACTATATTTGGTGATGTTATATATGAACCGGAAACCGGCAATCGCCAACGCCGTATGAAATTAGTTGGATTTAGGACCGCTAACTGGGACGGAGATTATTTTAGTCCTGGATTTGTGTATGATACCGCAACAATAACTGACTGGAAAAAATACGCCAAGTATAATATCGGGGACGTGGTAAGGTTCAATGGTAATTATTATTCAGCAAATAGCAATTTAGATCCTAAGTTATCATTTGATTTCTCAACATGGAATTTATTAGGAAGCAAGCCTGTCGCAGGACTATTACCTAACTTTGATTATAAGATCAGCCAATTTGAAGATTTTTATAGTTTAGATATTGATAATTTTGACTCCGGCCAACAAAAGATGGCCCAGCATTTGATTGGTTATACTCCTCGCGGATATTTAAATGGCCTATTCACTGATCCTATATCTCAATACAAATTCTATCAAGGATTTATTAGAGAAAAAGGTACAAAAAACGCTCTTTCTAAATTAGCAAGAATTTCTATTGAAAATGCCCAAGGCGAAGTTAAATTTAATGAAGAATGGGCATTTCGTGTTGGACAATTTGGTTCATTCTCGTCTTATTCGGAAATAGAAACGCCGCTAGTAGAAGGAACATTTTTAGAAAATCCTCAAATCGTTCAGTTTGTAGATTCTATTCCACCGGCCAATTCTAATAATTTAATACACTATAGTTTAGCCAGTGATCTATTAATAACACCTGATGATTATATATCATCACAAACATTCGTATCTACCTCTAGTCAAGATGTATTCTTGCTTACACATTCTGGTTTTGTAAGGATTGATGATGTTACTGCTACTGCTTATAATACAAATAGTCTATTAGATATTGCCAATAACTCGGCATTGAAACTTGGTGATACAGTCTGGTTAGGATTTAAGTCAAATGGTGATTGGGACATTTACAGATATAACTATATCAATGTGGGAGTTGTGGGAGTTTATGTAAGTTCCCCGGTAAGTGAAATAACATTTACCACAGATGCCGATCATGGATTATCTGCCGGAGATATAATTAGTATCGCAAACTTTGATACACAGGTCAACGGAATTTATGTTATCACTAGCGTTCCTAAAACTACGCAATTTGTAGTTCCTAGCACATTATCCGCTATTGTTGATTCTCCTTTATTAGCTCCTGGGCAAGTATATAGATTTGAAAGTGCAAGGATTGACTTATTAGATTCCTTACCATCCGATGCAAATTTATATAATTTTCCAATTGGTACTAGATTCTGGGTCAGTTCCTCACCAACTGATGTTCATGATTGGGCTGTATATGAGAAGATTAAAAACTACAATTCCTCAGATTTTTACAAAATTAATTTTGTAACAAATCAGGCATTGGGTAATAGTATCAGCAAGAGAACAGGTAGTAAGATACTTGTTGCCGGCGCGCCGAGTTATTTCCAGGCCACTACATATGGAGAAGTTTTTGTATTCAAGCAAGAAACTCAAGGTGTAAGTAATCTAGTTAGATATCAATTTGATGAAACATATCATCAACCTACTGAATTTGGTTATTCTGTAGTATACGATGATATAGTTTTTAATACATCTACGTATGGATTGATATTTGCCGGAGCACCGGGTGCATATAATTCATCGGGTACAGTAAAAGTCAGTGCCATTAACCCTAGCATATTAGAAGAAGGAAAACATAGATATATTGTCAATCCTAGTAGTACTTCAAGCAACAGATTTGGATCCTCTTTATTTGTTCAAAGAAATACTTCAACTAAGTTGACATTAATCGGTGCTCCGGGAACAGGCACCTCTGTGGGTTCTGTCTATTCATATACCATCACAGATGACGGACATGATATTCAAATATCAGGAGCAAGCCCGTTGGTTGATTTTAGTATAGCATTAAATCCTTCAAGTCAATGGGGTTATTCTTTGAATGGAACAGATAACGCTGATTACATCGTTGTAGGTGCTCCTGGATATTCAACCAGTTCCGGAGTTGTTACAGTTTTCAATAAATCTTTAAATCGTTTAGCAACTATAAAATCTCCGTTTGGTATAAATTCTAGATTTGGTGAAGCTACTGCTATTTCTCAAACAGGAGAATATCTATTTGTATCTGCGCCGTCGGCAGTTAATACCAATAACGCTAGAGGAAAGATTGCTGTATACAAAAATACCAATTATGTGAATACCGAAGCACTGTTTGTATTAGATCAAGTATTAGAAAATCCAATACCTGTTGTCAGCGGACAAACTATGTATTTTGGTAAAAAAATCGAAATCAATGTTGAAGAAAATACATTGGTCGTTTCATCTCAAGGAATAAACTCATCCATTGGTACAGTTTTTGATAGCGACTATGAAGTGTTTGATAATGGAATTACTAGATTTTTAGGTACACGTTCAAATTCTGGCGCTGTATATGTTTATTATAAAGAAAATAGTAGATTCTTATTCGCAGAAGAATTAACAGATAGTAAGATATCAACTACTGATTCTACCAATTTTGGTCAAAGTATTATAATTGACGATAACGCGATTTTTGTAGGCGCTCCTGCTATAGACAATACCTCCACCTTCAGTGGAATACATAAATTTGATAAATTAGATATTACAAAAAATAGTTGGGATAAAATTCGATCTAGAAGCAATCTTATCGTAACAGATTCAATTCAACGGGTATCATTGATAGATACAGTAAATGAAGAAGTGTTAGAATATCTTGAAATTATTGATCCGCTGAAATGTAAGATAGCTGGAATAGCAGAACAAGAATTAACATACAAATTAATCAGCGACCCTGCTGTTTACTCAGTGGGAATTTCTAGAACTACAAATGATACTAACTCTAATTGGTTAGATGATCATGTTGGAGAACTTTGGTGGGATCTTAGTACCGCAAAATATCTGTGGTATGAACAAAGTGATTTAGAATATAGAAAAAATAACTGGGGTAAATTATTTCCGGGTGCTACCATTGATGTTTATGAATGGGTGGGTTCTACATTACTACCAAGTGAATGGAGTACCAAAGCAGATACTACAGTTGGATTGACACAAGGAATAAGTGGACAACCAAGATATGCCGACAATACTGTTTTATCAGTTAAACAGGTGTATGATAACGTAACAAATAGTTTCAGTAATGTATATTACTTTTGGGTTAAAAATAAGATAACAGTACCGATATCTACACATAGAAAAATTAGTAGTTATGAAGTAGCGAGTATTATTGCCGATCCTACAGCATACGGATTAAAATTTGCTGCTATTATATCTCCCAATGCTGTTGCGTTAGCTAATATTGGAGGAATTCCTGTTGGTAAGACTATAAGTTTGAATGTTGTTCAAGACGTATCTGAAGGAAAATTAGCCATACCTCGACATACAGAATGGCTAATATTACAAGAAAATTCTGATAAGAGTATGCCTAATACTCTACTTGAAAAGAAACTTATTGATAGTTTGCTAGGACACGACTCTCTTGGAAATCCTGTACCGGACCCTGCCCTTACTAGTAGGAATAGATATGGTATTGGAATTAGACCTCAGCAGACTCTGTTTAAAAATCGTTTAGGCGCATTAAGAAATATCGTAGAATTTGTTAATAGTGTTCTTATTATAAACAAATCACAGGAAAGTATAGTTTCTTAAATCTAGAAGCGCAGGAATATCCACCATTGGCCGGATCGGGATTATATGATTTGTCTGTGTTGACTAATGATGAATTACAGGCCCTTGATACCGGCAAATATGAAAGAGCTGCTATTAGACTCAATATCAACGATGTTGGAGGAATAGCAAGCACTAGTATTATTTCTCCAGGGTATGGATATGGAACATTAGATCCTATTCCTAATAGTACTAGTACATTTGTCGGACCTGCTTTAATATTACCCGATTCAATCGGCGCCGGTCTTCTATTGTCCACCGTTGTGGATACTGAAGGTAGAATTACTAGAGTGAATGTATTACAATCGGGCCGAGGATATTCTGATAATATTATTGCTTATTCTAGGCCGCATACTGTTATAGTTGAGAGTGATGCTCTGTATAACGGAAAATGGACACAATACGAATTTGATCAACTATCTTTAAAATGGAAACGTGCCCGTACACAAAAATACAATACCGGATTATATTGGAAATATGTCGATTG